CGCTCTGCGCCTTTGCGCTTGCCGTCTTTATCGCCAAGCACTTGTGAGCGGATGTCAGCAACAAGCTCAAGCGGCCCTAGCCCGCGTGACATGCCGTTGACTAGTATCGTACGCAACGTGCCTCGCATGTCATCAGTAAAGCCTTTCAGATCCTCAAACGCGCGCGCCCCAACGAACGCAATGCGGTTTCGGTATGGTGTCGAGCGTAGGACGTAATCAATCGTACGGATGTATTGCCCGCCAGTCTGCGTTTGCAGATTGCGCAGCTCTTGGCGGACGCCGGACTCGTATCCCAACTCTGCGGCTTGGCTGAAGAAGTGATTCTGCGTCGCTTCGTCCTGCCCGTCGAAAAAGATCATGCGCGTAAGCTGGCCGATCTGATCGTCAATGCGACGAAGCAGCTCGGGCGACAGATCGAACTTGTACCGATACTTGGCATTGCCAGCGTAATCAATCCAGTTACTCTGGCGCTCTGTGCGGGCGTAGGGGATCGCATCTACGATCTCGCGCAAGCCCTTATAGTACCGGCGGAAACGCTTCCCCAGCTCGGCGTTAGTCCGGCGCTGCAGCGTCGTCGTGCCGGTGGGATTGAATTTGCTCGGCGGCACAAGCGGCTGTGGCATTATTCAAGCTCGCCCAAGTCGTCCATGCTGCCACCTTGCATCTCACTAAGCAGCTTGGCGTCTTCTTCGTCCATCCCGGCCACTCTTGCCAGCTCGCCCATGTCCAGATTGCCACCCAGCTGGGCTGCGGCACGCGCCAGGATCTCCAGCACTTCTGACTTGTCTCGTTTTGAAGGTGACTGCAAGTCAGGCCACTTGATTTCGTACTGTTCAGCGCTGCGCAAAACGCCAACATCCATAAGCTGGTTGATAAACTTACGAAGCGATGGCGTTGCAAAGAACTGCCGACGGGCCTCGACTTGCTTGGCCCACTGAGATTTATCTTCGTTGCTCGCTCGCTGGCTCATCTGCTCGCCGCTAAAGATCGTTAACGGGCAGCCTATGGATGTGGCGATATCGACTTTTGCAACTTCCGCAAACGGTGACGGATCAATCAGGCTGGTATTGATCGACTTAGCTTCAGCGCCAGCTACTGACAGCGCAGAGTCAAACGACTGGATGAAAAGCTCCCACTTCTCTTTGAATTTCTTTTGCGCTTCCTCGGGAGTGCCACCATAAAGCTGCTGGATTTGATTTAGTGCGGCAGGATCGTTGAATACGATCTGTAGCATGCCCTTGGCGTTTTTCCAGAAGCCCTCACCGCCAGCGCCGCGTATCTTTTCGTAGTCGATCAGCGCATTGAACGCAGCCTCCATCGCGCTCGTACCGTAAATGTCGTAATAGCCAGTTGAGCCCTCAGCCCAGACAACGACGCGGCTGGCGTCAACAGTTCCGCTCCGGCCTGTGTCGTTATTCGTGCTGCCTATCTCGCGTTCATTGAGGTTGTATTTCGTCGGAGTGCCGTACTTCGGGCTAGCCTGGTCTTGGTTCCATTCGCTTGGGTCTAGCTGGGATTCGTAAAACACTTTGACAGCTTGCAGGCCGTTAAGCCCGCCGCTAACGGTGCCAACGGGCTGGCTCAGGTCGGTCGCACCGTCCGCTAACTCTAGGAACGCGCCGCCCCAGCGGCCAACAGACTGCCGACGGTCAAGCTCAGCGAACGTAGCCCACAAGTTATGGCGCTCGCACAACGTATTGAACTGGGCGCGCAACGGGTCGTTTGGGTCTTCGGGATTGATTGCAACGTCTGGAAACTGGCTCCATGTCGTATCTACACGAATGTCGATCAAGCGCCGGCCTAAACCTGAACGCTTGTACATGGTGTAATACATGAGAAACGTAACAGCGCTGGGATAGCCGTACGTGTGCCACGCGCTAGAGTGCTTAGCATCGACTGAGCCGAGCGGGAATCCGCCCATTCCGCGCCCTGTAAGCTGCTGCATGTAGTTCATAAAAAAGCCCGCAAACCGTCAAAGTATGCGGGCGATTGTATCGCGTTGGCGCGGGTTTTGCTAGTTGGCTTGCTTCACCGGCACGCCCTCTGCGTCCCACTTTCGCAGAATCTCAGCAATGCAAATGTCGTCGCTCTTGTCTTGCAGTGATTCCAAAAGCTTGATTGCTGACCGGATACTCTCTTCTATCATCCTCAGGGTTTCCTCTGCTCCGCCAAAGCCACTTAGTTCTTTAATGCCATCATATGAGGCCCCTAGATTTTTTATTGCACTCTCGATTTCAGTCTTCATATCTCGCTCCCTTCATCTTCAAATAAAGTGATCCAGCACAGAATCCCTAAATCTATCGTGAGCTTCTATTCTATCAACAAGCTCGATATCGGCACCGCCTTGAGATCGTCTTTCAATCCCTTCAACTTCGCTGAGATATATATTTACTGATCTAATTAGGCTGGAGACAACCTCCAGATCTTGCAGTTTCAGCTCTACCTCTAATTTTTTCATATCTCACTCCCAGTACGCGGTGTATTCACCGCATTAACGAATCATTCCGATATTAACAGTATGACGCTCTACTTCGCCATACTCTGGATGCAAAACAATTGCTTTGCTGTCTTGTTTGGCACGATAGCCATTCCACGCTGCGTATGCGTCCTTTGCCGCCATGGTGCGGAAGGACTCGGCAGTGCAACCAGGGTATTCTACACGGCGGTCATGGTGTATGTGCCCAGTAAGCGCCCATCTATGAGCCGTATTACCCCACATTTGCGGCTCATCGCATGCCATCACGCTCGGCATGTCTTTCATCTTTATAGTGTGTCCGTGATGAATGCCAAGCATGTTCTGCCCAAACTGGTGGTAGTGGACTGGCGTCGGGCTGTCCTCGATCTCTACGCGCGGCTCGTTTTCATAAATGTTGGCCAGGGCCACATTCAGGAACAACGCGCTCGTATCGTCGTGGTTGCCGGTTGCGTTGATGACTTTGACTTCACCATGGTGCGCCAAAGCCTGCGTTATCATCCGTCGCATGATTCGTACGCCAGTCTTTATCATCTTGGCGTAACGGCTGTCAACGTCCAGAGCATGACCTGATCGGGTAGTGACGCCCTCCATGTTGTCGTAGTGGAAGTAATCGCCCAAGTTTACGATAAGCGCCCGATTGCAGCTTGGTGCGGCCTCGATTAGTCGGGCAAAACAGTCCGCGTAGGCCGCCTCGGCAATATCTAAATCCCAATCTTCTCCCGTCTCCTCGCCCCAAGAAAGCATCCCGATGTGCGGATCGCCCAGCGGGTATACCGCCAGCATGTCGGTTAGCTGCACTGCTTTGCTCTTAGAAGCCTTGACCGGCTTAACATCCTGGCACAGCACGTCGATTGCGTCGCGCATGAGTTCGTACTGGCGCTCACGATCAATGCTTGTCTTCACCCACTGTAGAGACGGCTTGCCGTCTTTGTACAGAGTGCTTGTGCCTTTAACGGCGTACCCGTCCGGTACGGCATGCTGCATGTCGTGCTCCGGCGACAGACCGCGCTTTGCCACGGCCGCGTTCAGCGCCTTGATTGATCGGGATAAGCTGGAATGGTTCTTCCCTAATGCTTCAGCGGCTTTGCGCATGCTGCCGTGTTCTTCTATTGCATTTATGTACGAAGTCTGAGCTGTAGTTGCTAGCTCTTTGTGCAAATCTGTAAAGTTATTCATAACTCCCCCTTGGTCTTCTCATTATGCGTCTCCTTCGCCGATATGTTCTCAACAGTTCGCCAGTGGCATCCGTGGCGCTTAGCGATTGCCTTGGCTGTGTATTCTTTGAGCTGCTTTTGCAGCACTGTACGCTTCGCCAGGTCGGCTTTAATTCGTGCGACTGATTCTTTAGTTAGCATCTACAACCTCCAAAATGCTTGCTTTTGCGTAGTCTGTTGACTTGGCTGGTATGACTGCAAGGTGATCGCGCATATCCACAATGACATGCGTTTGCTTAGTCTCGCCTACCAAGAATTCAGCTTCTGCACGCGCATAGTCAATGCAAGTAAATGGCGTGCTTTCCATATCCACCTCATTCCAGCCCGCCAGCCATGCGCATCGGCGGCCCGTGTCGTTAATGGGATACGGGCAAGCGCTTTTGCTCAAACCGAGGCGGCGGGCATTTCTGCCCTCGCCGATCAGGCGATTTAGTTTCCGCTCGCTGATCATTCGACTGACTCCAGCAAGCGCTTTAGGTACCACTCCGCTTTTTCTAGCGACTGCTTGCCTCCCTTGTGCCGGAAACGCCAAAGGTATTTCTGCACATTGCCTCGCAAGTACCCCTCGAATTCTTCTTTGCTCATGCTCGCTCTAATTGCGTCGATGCACTCAATCTCGCCGCTGGCGTAGTGAGCTGGGCTGTTGACTTCGTCGTCGGGTAAATCGACTAACAAAAAATCACCAGATTCTACTCCATCCTTGATGAACTCCTCTTTCTCTGACTCGGATTTAAAGAAAGGCTGTTTCACTTTCTTTTCCAGCATCCCCGCAAAATGCAGCGCGCGGCGAGCTGCTGTGTATTGATCCTGGGGTACAAACAGATCAACACTGTCTTTTAAGCGCACAAGCTTGACGCCGTTCAATGTAATCTCAAAAGGATGATTCATCATTGCTGTTTCGCGCACGTCTTCCGTCAACTCACTAACAAACGGCGCACGCTCGCGGAGTTGGTCGAGGGTTAAGCATTCGATGCCTTGATCTGCGTAATAGCTCACGCTTTGAGTGTGAGTTTTCCCACCCCTTACAGCCCAACATGAGTATTCATCCCACTGGAAATCGTACCCCAAATAGCCTCCAATCCCCGGCAGGGCCTCGAACAGCTCAGCCCCATGCGCTACTGCTCGCTCAATAATCTCTCTCGCTTCTTCTTCCGATTTTGGAACGCAGTAAAAATCTTCAATTGGTTTCATTGCTTGAACTCCTCGTTAAAAAACTTATCGGTTATCGCCTGACACCGGCGCGCATACTTACTGCGCATCGCCTGCAATTGCTTAGGCTCAACTTCACGATATACGCGATACCGTGTGCCGTCAACCGTAATTTCTACGCCTGTTGCTGCTGCGTTGTGGATTTTTGTTTCCCATGTATCTAAAGCATCCTGTTGCCCATGTTTCATGCCGTGTATGAACATGGACACAGGCAATGATAAAATACATAATAACAGTACTATGTTAAGCATAAATAGCCCTCCAACACCCAATAAACGTCCCCGCGCACACTACGCGGCCCCGATATGTGGCGACCAACCGGTCGCCGTTGTGTTTAATCTTCATACCACCCTTCTAATACCCACCACGGGTTTCGTTTAGATACTCTACCAGTTTTGCATAGGCCAATGCACATACTAGCGCCCTGTCGCACCCATCCAAGCTAACAACATCCAAGTACTCTCCAGCATTTGAATGCTCCGAAATCCGAACCGTGTAGTCTGTCAGCCCGTGATAGCAGAACTCAATATTCAGCCTCGGGGTATTCTCCACTAAATCAAACAGCTTACCTTCCATAAATCCTCCTAAGGCCACCGCAGTGGCCGGTTGTTAATCTTCATATCAGACCTTTTGATTTAAGGTACTTCCTCCGCCACTCTTGCGCGGCCTCCATTATTGAGTCTCCGGAAACTGATCCCAAGATTAAAATTTCGTGACTTGTGATGCAGTTATTATATGAGTAAACAATCTCCTTATCACTTGTAATCGATGCGGGCTTTTCTTGCGCTGGCTTAGGAGCACTAACAAAGACAAGCCATATGTTTTCTCCATCCTTTACCCCCATCCTCTCTCGCAACTTCTTGTTTTCTATGGCGCAGGCAAGCTCGGATGGGTATCCACCCTCAATCTCTGATATGTCCTCCGGATTAAGATCCATTTTATCTGCAAGCCATTCGATATTGTCCTCCAGCTGCTCAATGTCATCCCACTGAAGCGCGAAATTTGGCCCGAGAAGCCAGTCTAGATTCACGATCCTGTCAACTCTTACATTTGGGTCTATCATTGTCATACCCTCTTTTTTAGTCTTCATCCAACAAACACCCGCGGTCAACGCCGCGAGCGAGCCAGCTGATCACCTGTTGATAATGATGCTTAAGGCGATGACTAATCTCTTGAACGTCGCCGCGTCCGTTCTCGATTGCCATGATCAGCTCCCCCGCCGCTATCCGCTCCTGCTTCATGTGATCATGCAAAATAGCCCACTCGCTTTCGTCGTGAGTGTCGAAAAACGCTGACATTACCTCGGCGATGTCGCCGTCGTCGTCGTATGCCAAGATTGCGTATTCTTCGCAAGCGTCTGCGTGCGCCTGCTCTGAGCGCTCTTGCTCGTCGTAACGCTCCTGCGCTTCCTGCCCATCCCTGGCGGCTGCTAACTCGTGTTGTTCGTATGCGCTCATTGCGAATCCTCCTGCACCAATCCGATAATGTCCTGCCACACCCAATCCGCTTCTCGGTATGACATGTGTTCTAGCATCTTTTCCGCAATCTCTTCAGTAATTTCTACCGGCACAACCACGCACTCCTCAGGGATGGCGTAAAGGTCACGGGTTTCGTATCCGTTGCGCTCCATATGCTCGCGCGAGTAGTCGCTTCCGATCTTCCATTCCCCGCTTGCAGACTTATATTGCCACGCTACTGGTTCCATAGCCCACTCTCCTTTTCTGATTTCAGCCTCTCTATTTCATCTGACAGCGCTCGAAAGCGTATCGAATCGAGCTTCATTGATTCGTGAAGCTCTTCCAAGAATTCCTCAAGTTTTCTGGTGCTAATTGTTTTTTGTCTATGACAGACGAACAGTAGTCTTTCAAGGTCAGAACCTTTCGCCAATTCGCTAGCTCTCAAAATCGTGTTTTTTCGGTTGTAGAATCTGTACATTTTTCACTCTCCCACTTAACAAATAATTCCCGCAGATCTTCTGAAATTTCTTTTAGTGCTGCTGACCGTGCTGCTGTCAACTCTCTCTGTGCAATCTCGCCGCAAATAAACTTGCGCTTAGCCTCGATTGCTAGGCGCGGGCGCTTGTCGCCTGGGAACTTACTATCAAATCGATGCAGGCATTTTTCAGCCCAGTCACAGCCAAGCAGGCCAATATCGTCCTGCTGCGATTTGCTTAGCTTGCCCCAAGCTTCCGCCAGATACCACCAAACATCATCCCGCCCACTTCTATCGAATGCCTCTGACAACTTCACTTCTTTGTCGCCGTGAGCCAAATAAAAATCCGCAAAGCCGTCGCGGCAAGCCTCAAGCTCAATCAGTTCGTGAATATCCAATGTTGTTTTCATTGCTCGCTCTCCGTCCTCAGCTTGGCTGCATACTTGATTAACTTCTCTCGCTTGTCGGCTGGCACCCAGATAATTGCCTGAGTGTAGCCTTTTGCCTGCATATCTGCGCGCAGCTTGTCTGCGCCATTGGTTGTATTGGCTTCGCTCATGCGCGCTCCGTTTGATTATCTTATGTGCTCAAGATAGCACAATGATTGCGGTCGTCAACACATTTTGCAGATAAAAAAAACCCCGCACGAAGCGGGGCAAGGAGGGAGGAGCAAGCAATGATCAATGGAGAGGTTGCAGACTAACCCATGCACTAAAATAGTGCAATACTTATCGCGTCATCGACTCGCGCAAACGCCATGACGAACGCGTCCGCCAAGTCTGGCGACGGGACGCCACGCTTTGACAGGTCGGCTTTGCTCTCGACCTTGACACGCCCGTTTCCATCGTAGTCCTTTTGGGGTAGTGACAACTCTGCTTTCAGTCGCTCCAACTCGTCAATATCGCTGCTTATGCTTATTAACTGATCAGGCTCGTACCGTGTGCCGTTCGTGATCGCGTCATACGTGTTCCGGAATCTGTCCGCCAGCAGCCACCATGCCTGCGCCTTTGCGTTGGCAAACATTTCTTTGTGCTTGACGCCAGGCTGGTAGTCTCGGTCGGCATCAATAAGGTCACGACTGCCCGCATTGAACTTGACGTAACTCACAGGCATGTAGCCTTGGTCTCTGCTGCGCGCTGTGTTGATCTCATCGAACTTGGCACCAGCCGAAGCGCCAACGCCAATGCTGTCATAGATGATCTTGCTGCGCGTTTGCAGCGCTGTGTTGTACGCGCGCGTGCATGACTGAAGTAATTCGTCCGGTTGCGCTTTCCATGATTCCAAAGCCACCGCAACAGAACCAACGGCTCCAACAGTCACGCAACGGTCACCGCCACTGTCGGCAATGTCAAACCCAATCCTGGCCGGGCCATTAGCATCAAACCCAAGCGCTTTATGTGCATCGACTGCCGCCGCAATCCACCGCGGGTTGATAACCGCCTTGCTTGCGTCTGAGATTGGCTCGCCGCCGTACACATGAGCGAACAGGTCAGGATCAGCCTTGCGCATCAGCTCCATGTCGTCACGAAGCTCTTGCGGGAACCAAGGATTGTCATCCCAGTTTATCTTCTTGACGATGCAGTAGCGCTTTCCGTCCATGTAGTCTGGATACTGCCGATTAATAACAAAGCGTTGGTGTGTGTCGTCCAAGATGTGTTCGGGGTTATAACTAACCCAGATCTCGCTACCGTCTTTCCGCAGCGTTGGAATCAGGAACTTCCATGACTCTTTTGTCACCTGAGCGGCTTCTTCCACCCAAGCCGCGTCGAAGCCGGAATAGCCTTTGATCTTTTGCTGGTTGCGGTGAAGGCCCTCGAACTTAATAACACCGCCCGACTTCGACCTTATCTCAGTCTTGAGTATGTCAAACCATTGATGGAGGTCGCGACGGTTGATCTCATCGACAAACTCTTGATAAACAGAGTCGTCGAGGGATTTCATGATTTCGCGGAAGCAAACAACGCGCCAGCCGAACGACATGACGTTGTTGATCAGGATGGTTACGAATGTCCTGGTCTTAGCCGAGCCGCGCCCGCCGTAGGCGACCTTAAAGCGGGCGGGTTGGAGGTATTCACGAAAGGCATGAGCGATGGCGCATTCCATCACTCACCCTTGATTACATACGTCGGCGCTGGGGGCTTCATGCTGCCGTCGCTTGAGGTGTTGTCAACTTGTTGTTTGTCGTGATAACCGTGATTAGCAAGAACAAGCTTTGTAATCGTGGGGTTATACTTGCCAATCATGCCGCCATTCAGAGAAACTTGCTCTTGCAAAGTCTCAATCCCCTTGAGCGTATCCATAAACTCAGGATGACGTTCCTCCCACATATGGCTGACAGACTTGCTAATGCCAAGATAAACGCACAGCCCAACCCTTGACGGGATGGACTCTCCAAGCTCTTTCCCAAGGCCGCCAAGCCATTCATTTAAATACTTATCTGCGGCCTCTTGCATAGCTTCGTTGTATCTGGTCGGCCTCCCTATTTTCTTGCCATCCATACCATCACCTGTCAATAGTTAAACATGGCCCGATTATGCCACGGATGCCGCCTTGATAACACCCTCAGCCACCAAGAAACACAAGCACCGCATTTTTGGATCTGGATGATCGCCAGGTACGTCCTCAATGCCATCGCCATGGCAGTAGTTCGGCACCGGCAATGATGTGCGGCCTAGGGTGCGGTGTACAAAGTAGTTGATTTCATACTCAGTCATTCGTTCTTTTCCTTGTTGTGTTACCCGCCGAAGCGGGCTGTTGTTGATTACTTGGTGATAAATCCTTGGTAGTATAGGACTTCTAGCGCTTGACCTACCGCCAACTCTGCCTCTTCCGCTGCCATCGCTATCGAATCTGGCGAAAAGCTTCGGTAGGAGAGCCTAGAAACAATATCGAAAAAATCTAACTGGCTGACTAGTATTACGCGCCCGATAACAGTTTCGAAGCGCGAAGTCCCGCCATCTTCTTTCAACAGAAAATCTGACTCGCCACCATTCTCAATGACCCAGTCTTGCAGCTCTTTAGCTTGATATGCTGCTGCTTCTGCGACTCCCATGGAGTAATACTTGCCCAAAACAGGCTTGATCATTAAATCGTATAGTATGTCTTTTGATTTGCTGACAGCGCCTCTGTCAACTTCGACCTTTTCTGCGCTCGGCTCTCCTGTTGGCTCTAACCCCTCGCAGAAACCAACTATTGCGTCAAAATCAGCACCAACAAACCACTCTCTAGACCTAGCTTCAAATCTACTAGAGCAAAATGCCAATAGTTCGTTTTCTTGGTCTTTGACTTTGTGTCCCATTGGAAAGACCTTGCTCTGCTTTATTTCGCAGTCAGACGCTATCCTTGCTGTCGCAAGGTGCGCTCTTAGCCGGGATTCTGGATTTAAAGAGCGGCCAACCTTTGTTAGGCCGTTTGTAAACTCAACTGCGTAGATATATTCGCTCATGCATTCACCAAAAGTTAAGGCGGCCTACTTGCGGTGGAGTAGAGTGCAACAGATCACCCTTCGCTTTCGGCCATAACTAATTCTGTTGTCAGTGCTGTTTTTCGGCTTGGACTCCACTCCTTACCGACAACCCGAACTATAACACTCTAACCTCCCCCACCGCAACCCACCGGGCTTTGCCTTGGCGAATCCAAGTGCGCATGTGTGACCGGCTGATATTGAATTGCTCTGCCACCCGCTCAAGCGTTCCGACGACGCCTTGGCACTCCACCAGCTTTACGTCGTCGAACAGTGGTAATCCGCGCGCTATGCGCAGATCATGTTTTGTGATGATCATTGGTGGCTCTCCTCTTGTGTTGTTGTCCTGCCCACTTTAGCGCAGGCGGTGTGGTTGTCAACCCCAAGAATACATTCAGTTAAAAACTTCTTAGACCTCTAAATATTTTCTGAGCGTGCACCCACTGGCGTTGACTGTGTTGACACTCCCGTGTTTGCGATTCACCGGCAGCGCCGATCTAGGGCAGTTAAACAGCCTGTAAGCCTCTCTAAGCGTTTTTCTGATAACACCCGCTACCATGACCCTAGTTGTTTGAGAAAATGGCTCCTGCGTAGCTGTAGGCGCTCCTATCGGCATCATGGCGCTCGGTTTAGGCTGCTGGTGTGGCACTAGCGGCTCAGCATGGTAAATACCGCCTAAACATCGGTAAAAAACACAATTTAAAGTCAGTAAAATGTAAAGACCCGCTCACGGCCTGCTCATCAAGGTCGTGAGTTGCTATTTCCAACTGAAAAACACACCCTGCACAGCTGGCACAAACCGTGTGACACGGCTCTAGGCCGCATGAATACTGGGTTTGTGTTTTTTGTGACACACGCGGCACAGTGCCCTGTGTCGCTCCAGCCCCCGCCATTACTGGGCTGGCACATAAACAAACAAATTTTTAAAAGTATAGTAGTAGTAGTAGAGGGGGGGGTATATAGGTGCCACCCTATGTGTATTTGATCTTATGGGGCTATATTCTGAAAAAGGTGTGCCACTGTGCCGGAAGGCAAGAAACCCAGCAACCATGCGGGCTACAGACGAACAGAAGGCGGTACACCCCACTTGTGCCGGCACACCTCCCTCCGTGTCACACTGTGCAATGAGAATCATTATTGTATAACCCGATTGGAATATGCGATACAATCTCAAATGACAATGCATAGCAAACAATATTCAATCGCAAAAAAAAGCAGCCCGTAGGCTGCTATTTCAATACTGTTTCTAGGGGTATCATCACCGATCTTGTCCTGAATAATCCTATCCTGACTGCGTTAGGTGTCTGCTTAGCACCCTCTGCTCTACCCAATACAGACTTCCATCCGCCGGCCCACGCAGTGTCCTTCAGTATGCTTTTTATGCTCTTGTGTGTGTTGCTGACCACTAAAAATCCATCGCGCACTATCATTCCATGACGGGCTAACGCGTCGTTATCCTCAGCTGCCCCAACACCATCACTTGCTGCGCTACTGACCAGCTCGATGACAGATCGAGTGACGCGCGCGCCGGAGCTGTCTACCGTGATCTGGTGCTCCAGGATCTGCGCAAGCAGTGACTCAGAATCACTAACCTGCTCTGCCTCCCTGGCGTCCTCAAAGTCAAGCGTCGCCACCCACGCGTTAGCCTCAGCCTGGGTAATCGCTGACTTGCTGCTCAGGTGCCAGTAACCGGCCAGCAGCGCACCCATCTGATCACCTATTCGCTGGCTTCCGATAACGTCACAAACAGCCGTGGCAAGCGTTTTCGCTGACTCACGAATCGCAGGGATAAGCAAGTAGCTGCGCGCGCGAAGGGATGCGCACGATTCTTCAGTCAGAAGCGCCTTAACTCGATCCCCGAAAGATGCGAACTCGGTGGAAGTCATGCGGGGCTTCTTGAGCTGTATGACGCTGAAGCGTGATTCGTCGGCAGCTTGGCTGAGGCTGACGTTAATCGACTGCATCATGAACATCGAGCGCATGCGGAAAGCCATGGCCTCGCCGGTTGCGCTACCCTTGACGATCTCGGCGGTTGAATCGCTGGACGCTTGACGTGCCAACTCAATCACGCTCTGTATGCGTTTGGCGCCAGCCTGACCCTCAGCCTCGGCTTCGTCGAACATCACAGGTCGCGCGTCCTGCCCCATCGCCTGTCGGATGCCAGCTTCAGTGGTCGCGCCCTGAGCTATCATCGCGGCGGGTCCCAATATCGGGGCCATGATGTTGTCGAGCGTCCAAGACTTACCGGCGCCGCGCTCAGCTGTCAGCCAGATATGAGGTCTCCACTTCAGGGCTCCGCAGATCGGAGCAAGCGCAAGCCAGCCGGCAGCAATAATGCCGTGCATCGACTTAGACCAGGCCAGTTCTGCGATAAGCTCGGCGACCTGCCGCCCTGTGTCGTCGCTGGCTGGAGTCCTAGTCGTCGGCAGCTCCATCGCAGGGCGCTTGGTGTAGATGAACCGGCTTTCCAGGTCGCTGATCGCCATGCGCTCGCCGTCAACAAGTAGAGCGTCCCCCAGATGGAACACTGACTTCCCTTGATCGTACCAAGCGCCCCGCCCTCGCTCGCGTTCGGGCGAGTATATGCCCTTGCGTTCGCAGGCGCGCATCAGATGGCTTGCGGCGTGCTGCCAGTCCGCGCCGTCGCCCTTGCTCTTAGGGTAGTTCATCTCCCACCATTCGAGGGGTGCCAGCGCCATCAGCTCAGCTGGGGATGTGTGCCCAGATCGGCTGATATTAGCAACCTGTTCTGTGCCGCGCGGCAAGTAGTAGTAGTGCTTGGCGTTGTATCCTAGCGCCTGAAACGGTCCACCAGTAGTGCGCTCTACTGTCTCTGTCTTCGTCTCACTCTGCTGCTCTGGCGGCATCTCGGGCGGCATCTCGGGAAGAGCGGGCGGCTCTTTGCGTGCCGGCTTCATGTCGTAATCACTAGCCAGCTGTTTAACCGCCGCTGATACGTCACCGCCGTGCTCATACTCGCAGTAGAGGTCGAAGGCGTTAACAGGACGGCCTGTGTCCTCGCTACAAAGCGGGTCGGACGCATGGCATATCCAGCACGACATGCCAGACTTAAAGACCATCACACCAGGCAGACCTGTGCTGCTGTGCGGTGATAGCCAGCGCTTGCCGACTCGTTTGTAGCCGTACTGCTCGAGCGCCTGAGTCAGTGGCACGCGCGCTAGATGCTCGTCAATCGGCGTCGGGCCTTCCTGATTCCGCTTAACTGGCGTCTGCTTCGGCTCCTCGATTTTCTTTTCCTCCAGCCACGGGCACGCGTCAATAAGCTGCGGCTTGAAGCTGTCGAACGCTTCCCAGATCGACAGTAACCATGCTGGAGGCTCTGGCCAGCTTGCTCGGTCGCTGGCTGGCTGCACAAGCCACTTGTAAGGTTCCAGCGTTTCGCAATGAACGGATGGCGGCAAAATGTCTTGTCGCTGCTTGCCGTCGCATGCTGAGCGCAGCTCGAATACAGTGTACTTCTTCTTTTGGTTGTCCTTGGTTGGCCAGTTCACCTTGCAATAAGGCAGCTTCATGCCGTCCGGCACGCGGAACATAATGCGCCGCCCTTTAGGGCTGCCCTGAATAGTCGGGAATTTATCCAACTCACTCTCTGGTATCCCGAACTCCTCAAGTATCGTCGAGAACGACTCGGCGCAGTCGATGTCCAAGGAGCAATAGCCAGACTGGCCCAACTCTACGCCCATATTCCAGCCGTTGTTATGCGTCCAGTACGACTCAGCCTCGCTAGGGTCGGTGATTACGTTATTACCCCAGTCTTTCGCACTGGGGAATTTTCGTCCTGGCTCAATAGGCACAAGCCGAAATCCGAAACGCTCTGCATACGTCTTCGCGTATTGTGCTGGTGTTTTTTTGCTCATCACTCGCCTGCCTCCTCCAGCAGTTTTATTGCATCCTCTGGGCTGCGTACTATGCCAGCAACTCCGCCAGCCTGTCTAACCCTTTCGATGAAGTTAGACTGTTCTGCGCTTGCTCTGCCCTTCGCTGTCTTAATCTCGACTGCAAGAAAACGCCCCGAGGGAGCGATTCCAATGAGGTCAGAGCTTCCCGTACACAAGCCGAACCGCACCAGCCTTGCGTTAGTAAGCGTAACCTGCTGAGCGGCCTTGTGTATCACCTTTCCAACGTACGCACCGCTGGTCTCGTTACGCCAAACAATGCAGCCAGCTTCAGAAAGCGTCAGCATGACTTGGGTTTGAATTTTGGTTTCTGGATTTGACATTACGTAACTCCTGGTAAATGCGTTTAGCGTCTGCAAAGTCTTGCGCCGTTGGTTTCTTGCCTACTCGTGCTGCTGCGACGTTGGCAGCCCATCCGCTGGGGTTCTTGATGCCGCGCTGAATTCCCAGTTTGATCAAGTCAGTCAGGGTGCGGGCAGACCCCTGCTGTTTTTTTCGCTCGCGTCGAATCGCATCTACGTCAATTTCTGTCAGCTCGCCATCGACCACCTCAAGCTCTGCCTTGCTCTTTTTCGGCAACTCGTGGCCGCATACCGGGCAAGCATCCGGCCCCTTGCGGAAGACAGCAAAGCACGAAGGGCACTGCTGGGCAGCGATGTCAGCGTCTTCGTCGTCCTTTTTCTTGCGAGACTTCTTGCCTTCTAGCGACCATTCGCGTTTTTCGTCCGGCAATCCGTGGCGCGTCCAGTTGCTGACCTGATCTAGAATTATCAGCTTGTCCTTGCCCGGGGCGGGACGCAAACCACGACCAATCGCCTGCATGTAAATGACAAGCGACTGAGTGGGGCGCAAGAATTGCACCACTTCAATGGCCGGAATATCAACGCCTGCAATCATCAATTGCACGCTCGTTAAAACCAGCGTCTCGCCGCTTTCAAGGCGCTCTAACTTGGCCTCCCTTTCTGCTTCAGTATGCCCGCCGTGAATAGCTTCAGCGGCAACGCCAGCAGCGCGGTAAGACTCGCAAACATGCTCAGCGTGTGCGATTGATACGCATAACACAACGCAGCGTTTTCCGTTTGCGTGCTGTTTGTAGGCGGCAACAGCGTCGCCGGTAATAGTGGGTTTATCCAGCTTCTCCTCAGTTGCTTTAATGTCGTAGTCACCGCCTTTGGTCTTAACGTCGCTCATGTCCAGCACGTTGCGGGGCGCGATTAGTCGATAATCAGAAAGATAGCCGCGATCAATAAGCATGCGGACGCTCGGCCCCTCTACGATAGTGTCGAATACGTCGCCCAGCGCTTTGCCGTCTGTTCGCTGTGGCGTCGCGGTCAGGCCGATGATTCTAGCGTTTGGGAATTGCTCGAATATCTTTAGATAGCTGGCGGCAACACCTAGGTGTGATTCATCTACAATAATCAGCGCTGGTTCTTCGTACTTATCGAGTCTACGCACCAGCGTCTGGACGCTCGCCACCTGCACTTCCATTTTCGATACGCGCTTGCCACTGGCAATAATCCCGTGCTCCAGCTTCTGCTTCCACAGCGCCTTGCTTGTTTGCTTGAGCAGCTCGTTTTGGTGCACTAAAAAGAAGCTGCGTAAACCCCTTTCTTTTGCTGTACCCATCATGAACACAGCCAGCGCTGTTTTACCCGCCCCTGTCGGTGCGGTTAGAAGCACGTTTTTATGCTTCTTCATGGCTTGACGCAGGTCATGAATGGCCTGCTCTTGATAGTCCCTTAATTGAATCACTCTTTCACCTCCAGCGCCTCGGCAATCCGTTTTAGCATCTGGTAGCTGGGATTGATCTTGCTACCCGCCGCAATGGCTTGGATATACGATCGAGTACAGCCGACCTTACGTGCTATATCTGCGTAGTTGCCGTGATCAAGCAAGCGCGCTTGGATTTTTTTTAGTGTTTGCATCCTTATGTCCTCTGGTAGTTGACGTGGCAATTATGAGTTGGCATACTGAAAAAGTCAACTAACAAAGGACAAAAGCAAATGCAAGAAACTTACATTACAAGAACGCCAAACCGTAGAGTTTTTCACTTTGACGACTACACTGCCAAGTGCAATTACATAAAGCGCCAGATTGAACAGGCTCTTTATTCTGGAAATTTTGGCGGATATGAGGTGGACACCAACGGCCTGTGTGAAGTATTACCAGGCCTAAAGGTTGGCAATGAGACTGCAATTGAATGGACGCTTGAAGCCATTGATATTATTGAGGCTCGTGGTTTTGAACTTGAGGTGAAATTAAAGTGAAACCAATACCACACACAGAGCTAACCCCAGAGCTAGCCGCCGCTGGCTGCCTAGTGCTGGATATGCCAAACGATGAATACCACGCGTACCCAGCCATCAGCAAGTCGGGGCTTGACTTAATTAACCGAAGCCCTGCGCATTACCAGTACGCGGCACCGCGAACACCAAGCCGTGCAATGGAAATCGGCACAGCGATACACACAGCACTGCTTGAGCCTGAGCGCTTCAACGCAGAGTATGTGCTTCTCAAGGAAACCAAAGACCGCCGCGCCAGCGAATATAAGGCAGCAGTCAAGGTTCACGGTTCGGAGCGTGTGCTTGTGTCATCAGAAGCGGCACACGTTGCGGGGATGCAAGAGCAAGTGCTCAGCCACACGCCAATCCCAGAGGGTTACAGCGAACTGTCAGTATTCGCAACATGCCCAGACACAGGCGTTTTAATGAAGTGCAGGTTCGACCGCCTAACTCACGATGGCTTGGCTGTTGATGTCAAAAAAACGCGGGACAGCCGCCCTGATGAGTTCGCCAAGTCGGTGTTTAACTATCGTTATCATGTTCAGGACGCTTTTTACCGTTATGTGTTCGAGTGCGCAACTGGCCAGCAGCTGAGAGGCTTTGAGTTTTTGGCAGTGGAAGAAAACCCGCCGCACTCGTCAGCGTTCTATGAGCTGTGCGAAGAAAGCCAACGAATCGGCCACGACGAAGCCATGCGAGACTTGCAAACCTACGCAGACTGCGTAAACTCCAACAGCTGGCCGACTTACGGTGGCAAGGAAACGACAATAATAAGTCTGCCTGCATGGGCACTGGCGAAGTATGAAGATGATCTAGTGGAGGAAATTGTATGACAGACGTTTCATTTGCGATGGAAGCCAAGAGCGACCAGTTAAACGCTATGGATATTGTGGGCGATGAGGGGAGGATTATTCGCATTCGCGCTGTTGAAGTGAAACAAGGCAACGAACAGCCGGTTTGGGTTTACTTCGATGGCGACAATAACCGACCATGGAAGCCCAGCAAGGGTATGATACGCATCTTGGCAGGTGCATGGGGGAAGGAATCCAGCGTATGGGTTGGCCGCAGCGCTCATCTTTACTGCGACCCCGATGTCATGTACGCAGGCAAGAAAGTTGGCGGCATACGCATTCGGGCGCTTTCTGATATTGATAAAGGCGGCGCACGTTTTAGCATTACCATCAATCGCCAGAAGCGCGAGCCGTTCCAGGTGCAATACCTCAACACCACTAGGCCCACATACCCTGAAGACAAATTCAACGCAGCACTGCCAGCCATGGTTGAAGCCATGCAGTCTGGGAAAATGACACTTCAGCAAATTATTAGCCGCTGCCAGCAGACTGGCGATTTAACAGCAGAACAGCTGGCTCAGCTGGAAGCTAACGCACCGAAAGACATTGAACTGACAGAAGAGGAAGAATTTTAATGAACGTATTCACTTTTAGCGGCAACCTTGGCCGCGACTGCAAAACAAACAACGTAGGCGGCACCGCCGTTTGCAATTTCGCCGTGGCCGTAAAAAGCGGCTACGGTGATAAAGAGCAAACGCTGTGGCTAGATTGCGCGCTATGGGGCAAGAAGGCCGAAAGCCGACTGCCAGAATACCTACTTAAAGGTCAGCAAGTCGTGGTGAGCGGTGAGCTAGGCACGCGAGAGCATGAGGGCAAGACTTACCTCACTTGTCGGGTAAACGACTTGTCTCTGGTGGGTAAGCGCGACGGTGCCAACCAGCAGTCTGCGCCAGTCCAGCAGCCAGCGCCGGCACAGCAGCCGCAGCCGTCTGACGACTACGATGACGATATTCCGTTCTGATGCCAGCCACAGAAAAGGGCGCGCAAGCGCCCGATATCCCCCGCGAACTAGACCGAAAGTGGCACAACGCCATAATCGCGCAGCTTCCTTGGTCAAAACAGCAGCAAGCCCGCGACGGCTACAAGCGGGTGTTTAGCGAAACATGGGAAGCATTGCCAGACGACCAACGCCGCGAAAACGCAGCCGCGAGGGCTGCTAATATTCGTTTAAGGACGTTTGCGGAAAAGCTGATAGGTAGGCAGGCCGTAGAGCGGATAACCGCTCAGGCGACCAGACGGTGAGACCACGCTGCGAAAAGGATATCACGCGGCGTGCACTTCGATGAAAGCTTAGGCAGCTCGATGCCGACGTACTCACGTAAGCACTCCGCCACCAGCTCTGCACAATGCCAGCGATGCGTAATATCAAAATCGGAATGAGACAAGATACCGAATATCGCTGCCCAGTCGTAACCCATGCCCAACACTTTATTAAGAAAGGCTTTCAGGCCTTCCTCGTTCTTGCACTCTAAGCTAAACGACTTAATGCGTTTATTGGCCGATTTAAATTCCTCGACCGTGCGACAGATGACGCCGCCGAAAATCTTTGCCTCGTAGACGAAGCCATCAATTTCAATCGCGCAATGATGCCACGTCGAAAAAGTAGCGCCGCGAATCAACGCAGCGCCTGGTAGTAGTGAGCTTGTGAAGTGTAGGGTTACCATAGTTTAATCTCCAATTCGACCCCCGCCCCATCGTAACTGTTACGGTCACGATTAACAGCGCAGGAGTTGTGTCGATAGTATGCCGACAAGCCTACTCGCCCTTTACGCACAAGTGAAGCGCCCAACATGATGTTGCTTGTTAACTTGCTACTCGCGCCAGCTGGATAGCACTGCACAGACTGCGGCCTAAAACTGGAATCAACACCAACCCGCACATAGCCAGTGCTCAAGTATTCGAAGTCGGCAGCATTAGCTTTAGAAGGAAGCAGAAAAAACGCCACTACAACTATTAGCAGCACGACTCCCAGCACCGCACGGATGCCAACAGCCGCGCCTGTGTCGCGCAGGTAGTTCACCATCCGCGACCAACCGCCGGTTTTGTGCAGCGCGACGTGGTTTGCCACAATAGCAAACAGCCCCAGCAGTATGCCGCCGACGCACAACAGGAAAAACGAAAATTCGCTCATATCTAAGCCCTCAGTGTGATTGCGTATCTGAACAGATTGTCCAGGTCTTTGTCAGTGTAGCCCAAGGCTTTACCGATTACACCCACCCACTCGGCATTACGCTCGACTGAACAGCTATACTGCCAATCGATCTGCACTTGCCGCTGCTCAGCCGGTGTTGAGAAGTTGCCAGCGTCTGCAATAAACGCATCAATTTGCGCCAGCTTATCGACGTGCGGAAGCGACGACCGATTAAGCAGCGCAGAACGCGCTTGGCGCATGGTTACTCGCACCGGTACGCGGTTTAAATCAAACGCGGGTAGCGTTGCGACGAACTCGTCAAGCGGAACGCCTTTGCTGTCTGCCCAGTACTCGCTGAATAAATAGCAGATTTCCTCTGACCATTCTTCGAGCAATTGAGCATAGTGCTGACTAGAGCTATTACCGCAAAACCGGCACCGCCGCTCGGCATCCTCAACATACAAAAACCCAAACTGTCGCGCCGTGGCGCTGAACAGCTCGGACATTTTTTGCATTAGCAGATCATAGTTTTTGGGCATAGCGGAACAGGTCATCAATTTGAGTTTGTGTTAGTACCAGTGCATCAGTTGCAATAGTATTCAACAGTGCGTTACTGCGCTCAAAGTCTTGCGACGTTTCCCAATAATTACGCGCTAAAGCTTGCTGGTTTGCGTCCGGGATAGCATCAATGTAAGCATTGATAGCGGCTATTTTATCGTCGCCGTCCTGAATGCCCTGATTGATTAACGCCTCGCGCGCCTGTCTCGCTGTGACTTTAAATGGCACTGCCAGTAAGTCAAAATCAGGAAGCGTGCTAACGAAAGACAAATCAGAGGGCGCGGGAATGTTACCCTCCTTGATTTCGTTTATGTGATGGCGCACGTCCATTTTTACCTGCGCTCGCCAGTCACGAAGCAGAGCAGAAACCCACCGCTCGTCGTTTTGCTCGTAACTCTCGATTGCTTCTTCTACTGTGCGAAACTCGTTTTCTGCTGCGTTCTTTGCGAAGTGTGCATCAACCGCCTCAAGCAGCTTTGGCTTATATTCTTCGAGCGTTGGGGCAGGAATCGGCACATCTTGCCAAATGTTGCCGACAAAACGATAGCCGGGCACCGGCTCTTTGTGCGTCCAACCCTGAGGTATCGGCGTTTTTTCGTCTTGTTGCTTCGTTGCGCCAGTAGCGTAACCGTAAGCGTCAAATTGATAAATGGTAATCATATTATTGCACCTTTACAAAAGATGGGTATGGCGACGTGCCGGCACTTCTAAGTAATAGGTCTGTGTTAGATATTGAAAAATCCAAGATTGTGCCTGTGCTGCCCGATGCTATGAAATTAGCACCATCTGTTGTGATTGAAAAAAGGTTGTTCGCCGTCCCGCTGTCTTGCTCAGCCCAGCCTATTAAGTTGGTGGTCGTTACTATTACACCAGAGCCCCCAACAGCAAAATATCTGCCCCCACTAAACGTTACGGCAAAAAGGTTGCCAGTTATCCCGCTATCCCGCAAAGCCCAGATAGCCAGGTCTGTCGACGTCAGTATTGTACCGTTGCCACCCACGACAACGTAATTGGTACCGTCGTGCATTACTGAGAATAGTATGATGCCGGGCACACCGCTAGACGGTAGATTGCT